GGTCCTTCCACAGGAAGCTGAGAAACGCACAATCGTTATTTTTCCACGATCAAAAAAGAAAATCATACGTCGTGCGAAAGACCTGTTGCACCCGGAACGAATGGGTGTCACGGAAGTTGACGCGATCAAAAAGCGATTGGGGACGTATGGTTTTGCTGGGCAACATCAACAAAGACCCACGCCACTGGGTGGCGGTCGTATAAAACTGGAGTGGTTGCCCCGGTACAAGAAGAAACCCAGACGGGAAGAGGCAACGCGATGTCTGCTGTCCTTCGATACGGCGCAAAAAGAAAAAGAAATTAATGACCCCTCCGTAGGGGGCGTGTTTTTCGAAGTATCGAATCAGTGGATGCTGGTGCATCTATGGAAAGACAACGTGCAATACCCTGTTCTCAAAGAGAAAGTTGTGCAGATGGTGAAGGAATGGAACCCGGACGGGGTGCTCATTGAGGACAAGTCGTCCGGGGAATCCCTTATCCAGGAGTTGAAAAGTTTGACCGTCGAAGATCGTGTCAGGTTGCAAATAAACAGGAACATACCTATCATTCCTATACAACCTGAGACTTCGAAAATCTTGAGGTTGGATGCACAAACACCCAGCTTGGAGGCAGGCGTTCTAGCGTTACCGGACTCGAATGAAGTTAGTGTGCCATGGTTATCCTATCTTGAAGAATGCTTGGCTCACTTTCCCTCCCCCACGTCTTGGGATGAACTGGATATGATATCGCAGTTTCTTAAGTACATTCGTGAAGACGGGTCAATACCTTTGGCATTACCGTTTAGCGCGACTGGAAAGAGTAGCTTCGCCGGGAGACGCTAGTGGCTGTTAATAAGAGAAAAACCAGCACCAAAAAACGCACAACTGTGCGCAAGAAAACAAACCCCCAAACAACACCTCCACAGGATTTTAGAAAATTACCTTCCAGTAACGTAGAGCTGGGAATTACCGGTTTAACACACTGGTCCGGTCGTGTGGACGAGGAGTGGTTGCTCGAACTGCAGGGGACTCACCGTATTCGTACACTGAAAGAGATGCGCGACAACGATCCTATCGTTGGAGCAATCTTGTACGCAGTGGATATGTTAATACGACAGGTTCGTTGGAAGGTGGTGCCGTACTCTGACAAGGCGAAACATCGTAAGGATGCGCAATTTCTGGAAGAGTGTATTGATGATATGTCCCAGGAATGGACGAAGTTGTTGTCAGAAATACTGTCGTTCCTCCCCTACGGGTATTCTTTCCATGAGATTGTGTACAAACGTCGTCGAGGTCAGAAAACCAGTAGACCCGGCATGACTTCGAAGTACAAAGATAACAAGATTGGCTGGCGTAAGATCCCTATTCGTTCTCAGGATACACTTGATCGTTGGGAGTTCGACGAGAGTGGCGACCCCAAGGCGTTTGTGCAACGTATGTGGAATACGGACATCAGCATGCGGCGTGGACGTGGTTTCGAGGTAACGATTCCTTTTCAGAAAGGGTTGTTGTTTCGCACGACATCTCACAAAGGTAACCCGGAGGGGAGATCTGTTTTACGTAATGCTTATCGTCCATGGTACTTTAAGAAACGTATTGAGGAAATTGAGGGCATTGGTATTGAGCGTGATCTGGCAGGTTTACCTGTGATGACGGTCCCTTCAAGGATTATGTCCAGCCAGGCATCCCCAGAAGAGCAGGCTATCTACAATTCTTGCAAAGATATCGTAACTAACATTCGACGTGATGAGCAGGAAGGTATCATTATTCCCGGTGATTCCGATACCAATGGAAACAAGTTGTATGATTTGAAGTTGTTGTCTACAGGTGGACAACGTCAGTTCGACACTAACGCAATTGTAGGACGTTATGATCAACGTATTGCGATGACTGTGTTGGCGGATTTTGTGTTGCTGGGGCATGAGAAGGTGGGGTCTTTTGCATTATCATCTTCGAAAACCAGTTTATTTGCCACGGCTATTGGAGCGTGGTTGGACGAGATCAAAGCTGTGTTTAATCGTCATGGTATTCCACGGTTGTTCCTGTTAAATGGTAATCGTTCCGGGGAACTTCCTACACTGGACTATGGTGATATTGAGACACCAGATCTCACAGCGTTAGGAGGGTATATTCGTGAAATGGCAGGTGCTGGTGCTGAGTTGTTTCCTGATGGGGATCTCGAAAACCACTTACGGGATCTTGCAAATCTACCCGCAAAACCCGATAACATCATCGATAATGAAACCCGTACCCGAGAGGCCTCTTCCGAGTCCGAAGCTGAGACTGCCGAATCTGGGGCCGTCCCCGAGGCCATGGGTGGCTTACCAGACTCGCAAACAACCCCGGATTCAGAGTTACCTGAACAAACGACACCTCCAGAGGGGGTCGATGACGAGGAACAGAATGCCGAGGAGGAAGAAAAACAGGAACAGACAAAAAAGGCAAAGCGTTACCACGGTGTTTGCAAATACTGTAAACGCGCTGCGAAATTTAAAATTATTCACAGTGAAGGGCGTGGAATTGTAAAAGTTTGTCATGATCATGTTGCAAAAGGCAAAAAAGATGTTAAAACTAATGCATTAGGTATTGAAAAAATTGTGAAATTGTAATATTTAGGAACTTGTTTTGAGAAAAGTGAAGCATATTACGTGCTTCTCTTCAACGAACCGTCGAGAAACCTTACGAAAATGCGCGTTTAGACGCATTTCTCTTCGAAAACTGTTAAGTTTTTGCAGTTTTCGCCCACTTTTTCTCTTAATTCAACGTATTACGTTACCAGTTTCCAGACAAACACGCTATCTGTGTTTGTCAAACTAAGGTGCTATATGTCTGATAAGAAAGAGAAAGATTCAGAAACACATTTGTTGTTAAAGTTCAAAGAAACGAACACTGATAAGAATTTAGTGTTCGGGTGGGCATCTGTGGCTGAAACTTCTGATGGCTCCGTCGTTAAGGACTTGCAGGACGATATTATCAAAGTCGAAGAGCTGGAAAAGGGCGCTTATCGCTTCGTAAAGAATTCCCGCACTGCTGGCGAAATGCATGAACGCATTGGCGTCGGTTCTCTTGTTGAATCCATGGTGTTTACCAAAGACAAACAAAAAGCACTGGGCATCCCCGAAGGGACTATGCCTGTGGGCTGGTGGGTTGGATTCGAAGTTACCCCTGATGTGTTCGCAAAAATTAAGAGCGGTGAATACAAAGCTTTTAGCATTGGTGGTCGTGGACAACGCACCAAGGTTGGAGAGTAACTATGCCGAATGAATTATCAAATTTAGATTTGGACGAAGTATCTGTTGTGGATTACGGTGGCAACCAGTTTGCCGATATTATGATTTACAAAGCCGGGCAGTTCAAAACAGAGTATGGTCGTCAGTTCCCGATGGGAGACTATGCCTACGTTCCAGATCCGACGAAACCTTCCACATGGAAGCTTCGTTTGACTGCTGATCCTGGAGGCGGACCGAATGCACGTATTGTTGGCGCGGTCATCGCTGCATTAGGGCCAGCAGGTTTTCGGGGGCGTCAGGTACAGATCCCCAGTAATGATCTTCCCAAGGTTAAGTCGAAAGTCTTGGCTGCGTGGAAAAAGTTACACCCCGATGCAAAGGAACTTCCAGCATCGTTAACGAAAGCAACAGCCGAGGATGATCGTGCTGTTTTTAAACTTTATGTATATGGAACAGGAGGAAATGCTATGTCTCCAGATGAACTGGAAAAACGTTTTACTGAGCTGGAAGAAACTGTCAAAAGTCAAACTGCCAGCATCGAAACATTGACGAAAGAACGCGATGAAGCTCTGGCCAAAGCTAAAGAACTTTCTGAAGAAGTGGAAAAAATGAAGAAGGAATTTCCACCTAAGAAACCTAAAGAAGGTGAAGAAGACGAGGACGAAGAAGAAGCAATGAAGAAAGCATTGCCTGAAGAACTTCGTAAACGTTTTGAAGATCTGGAAAAGGCGGATTCAGAAAACAAAGCGAAAATTGCCAAGATGGAAGAAGAACGTGAGGTGGCTGTTTTCACCAAACGTGCAACAGATGAGTTCTCGGACATCCCTGTGGAGTCTGATGCTCTTGGTAAAGCCCTGTACGCAATTTCTAAGCATGCTCCTGACCACGTCGAGGTTATCGAGAAAGCCTTGTCTGCTGGTTGTGAAGCATTGTCTTCTGTTCATGTGGAGAAGGGTTCTGGTCACGAAGGTGGTAGTTCTACCGCTTTGGACGAGCTGAACAAAATTGCTAAAGGTATCTCGAAGGAAGAAGGTATCACCTTCGAAAAAGCATTTCGTAAAGCTAAAACCGAAAACCTGGATCTTTGGCACAAGCATCGTGGAGAACGTACAACCCACTAACCCAGGTATTTTTATCTAGGTAGGATTTTATTAATTTTTTATTGGAGGAATGAATCATGGCTTGGGAAGTCCCTTTATTTATGCCTGGTGGTCTTCGTGCAGACGCTGACTTGTCTGCGAACCAGTTCCATGCAGTGGTTATGGACACAACTGATAACGACGTAGTTCTGGCTGGTGCTGGTGTTCGTTGTCTTGGTATCTTACAGAACAAACCTGCTAACGGTGAAGAAGCTGCTGTGATGTTTGCAGGTTTTTCCAAGGTTGTTGTGGGTTCTGGTACTGGTGGTTTGACTGCAGGTGATCGTTGGACTCCGGATGCTTCCGGGGAAGCGGTGGTCGCAGGTACTGGTGACATCGCTTGTGGTACGGTTATCGAAGGTGCCGGTGAAGGTGGCATTGCCACGGTTACTGTTGGTCTGGATGCTGATTAATCCACTCTAATTTCGATAACACTTGGTTAAATAATTTTTTGTAAGGAGGATTAGGCAATGCCAATGCAACCAGGAAGAAAAGATGTTCATGTAGATGCCGCACTGACGAATATCAGTGTCGCCTACATTCAGGACGCTGAGAACTTTATTGCCAGTAAGGTGTTCCCTACTGTGCCAGTAAATTTTCGCAGTGATGTGTTTTTTACCTATGATCTTGCGTCAGCACGTCGTAACAATGTTCGCCCTCGTGCGCCAGGAACTGAGTCTGCCGGTGGTGGTTTCGTGATGAGCACTGACAACTACACCTGTGACGTGTATGCGTTCCATCAGGATGTGGATGATCAGACTCGTGCAAATGCCGATGAAGCCGTTGATCCCGATGAGGATGCAACTGAGTTCGTGACTCAGCAATTCCTGATTAATCGTGAAGTACAGTGGGTGGCGGATTACTTCGTTGCGGGCGTCTGGGGTACAGACATCACACCTGCAACACTTTGGGACGATGGTGCTTCAGATCCTGAAGCCGACATTGACGTGGGTAAACGCGCTATCTTACTCTCTACAGGCTTTGAGCCTAATACGTTGGTTGTTTCATACGACGTGCATTTGGCTCTTAAGAAACACCCACTGATTGTTGAGCGTTACAAGCACGTAAGCTCTGATTCAATCACACCTGCTATGATTGCGGCGTTTCTGGAAATCAGTAATTACTACATTTCCAAAGCGTCATATAACTCAGCAGATGAAGGTCTGGCTGCTTCAGATGTATTTGTTGCAGGTAAACATGCATTGTTATGTTACGTTGCTCCTCGTCCAGGGCTGAAAGTTCCTTCTGCTGGTTACCACTTTGCGTGGAAGAACTATACAGGTGCCAGCAATATTGGTGTGAAGATCAAGAATTTCCGTATGGAAGCACTTGAGTCTGATCGTATTGAAGGTAGTTTTGCTTACGACAACAAAGTTATTGCCAGTTCTCTCGGCTATTTCTTTGAATCTGCTGTAGCGTAAGTTTAACAACATCAATTAAATAAGGAGCATCAGCTCATGAACGAGCCAAACATGGGACAATACGGTGGAGTGGTTACTCGTGCTTTGAAACTGTTTCGAAAGAACAGAGAGCCGGGTGAGCTACTCACTGCCGAGGAGTTGGGGACCATTCCGTTTCGTCACAGACGGGCGTTACGGAATGCGGGGTTGGTAGAGTACTACGGAAAAGATGAAGGTGTTGCTAAAGGTCTCGTAGCTACTTCTTCCACCCCCACCCCCAGCAAACGCAATACTGTGAAGAAGAAGACTTCGGCGAAGAAAAAAGTAGCCAGGAAGAAATCTTCTAAGCAGAAACAGTCATAGGAGATTGCGATGAGTGTACCTTCAGGAGGCCGAGGCGTAGGTCGTAGTAAAGGTGGGATCATGGCCGATAGTGGTATCTATATTGGCAATGATATTTGGATTTTCTCGTTTGGTGCCGCCATGGTTGACGGTACTAGCGGAACGGGTGCTGGTGTTACCGGACCGGGTTCTATTTGTGCCAATAGCAGTACGGGTGTAGCGTATATCAACACTAACACTAAAGCTTCACCAACGTGGACCGTTATTGGTGCTCAGACTTAATCTCTGAGCGATAGCCGATGACTTGGACCTATTCAGGAGACCCTACGTCGAGTACTAAGGACGAAGTCCGCTTTCTTGTCGGGGATACAGACAAGGACAACCCCCTAGTACAGGACGAGGAAATCAGTTATGCCATTGGTGCGGAAGCATCAGTTCTTCGTGCAGCAGTTAGAGTTGCTCGCGGGATTGCCGCTTCTTTTGCGCGTACTGTGGAAAAACAGGTTGGGGACCTGAAGATAAAAGCGGGAGACCGCTACAAAAACTATCTTGAAATCCTCAAAACTCTGGAAGCAGAAGCGAGTATTTCTTTGCCTGGCGCGGCCCCCTTTGCTGGTGGCATTAGCCATTCACAGAAAGAAACTCAAACTGATGACAGTGATCGCGTCGACCCTTCTTTCTCTAAAGGCATGATGGACCATTCTGGGGACAGTGCTGAGAGTGTTAGGAGCAGAGACGAATATGAATAAAGGAGCCTATCATGAACGAAGCAGTTGTTAGAAAAGAAGGAGACGACGTCGATACTACGACGCACGAATCCGAAAAGAAAAAGTACGAAGCGATATGGGAACATCCACGATATCGCGTTCACTCGCCCGGAGAAAATAGTCTTCAGGCGTTCCTTAGCATCATCAACCCACAACCTGCGTCCAAGATTGTTGATTTCGGTTCGGGGTGCGGTCGCGCCAGTTTAGAATTGGCAAAACTCGGTTACCAGATCCAGATGATCGACCTAACTGAAAAGTCCATGGACGACGAAGTTCGTACCTCTGTGGATAACGGATTCAATGGGATGCGTTTTATGGAAGGTTCTATCTGGGATATTTCAGTTCCGATGGACCCTCTTAGCGGTGATTACGGGTATTGTTGTGATGTGATGGAGCACATCCCACCTAAGTACGTTATGCAGACTCTTTCTAACATTATGATGCGTGTTGAGAAAGGTTGTTTCTTCTATATTTGTTTTGTCCCTGATGTGTTCGGCAAAGCTATTGGTCAACCACTTCACCTTACTGTTCGTAGTTTTTCCTGGTGGAAAGAACATCTATCAGAAGTTGGGGAGGTGCTTGAAGCGCGGGATCTTCTGACCAATGGATTGTTTTACGTAAAAGCGAAGGGAGCATAACTATGGAGCAGAGAACTGCAAATGATTTTTTCAGACAACCCATTTTTATTGTAAGCACCGGACGTTCCGGTACTAGTATGGTAACTGGGTTGCTCAATCGAGCAGGTATGTGGGTAGGCGAGTATCATAAAGGAGATCGAGACAACCCAGGTGGGTACTTCGAAAACAAAAGAATTAAAGATGGGGTTATCAAACCTATTTTGACTTTTTCCGGGTATGATCGACACGGTCGGCACCCCTTACCGGAAGAAACTTTAGATTTGCCGCATGAAGAATTTGGGAATTTGATCAAAGCACATCTTGATGCGGATGGGTATCAATACCACGTCCCGTGGGGTTTCAAGGATGCGAAAATGGTGTTGATGTGGCCAACCCTCCACAAAGCTTTTCCAGATGCCCGTTGGGTTATTGTTAAACGTAATCGAGAAGATGTTATTAAATCTTTATCGAGAGCTAGATTCATGGCACAACCAATGGCTGGTCTAATAAAAGATGACTCGGACTTCCTCGGCAAATGGTTCGATCGGTACCAGCGTGGTATTGATGAAATAAAATCATGCCCAGAAATAGAGTTCTACGAGGTTGATTCTGACCAAATCCTCTCTGGGGACTACAGTTCTTTGCTTCGTACAGCAGATGCGTTGAATCTACGTCTCAATGACGAACGTATTCGTAACTACGTTAAGCCTGAGTGGTGGGGACGCACAGTAGAAGAGAGGTCTTCTGTGGTGCTGAATGAAAATGGGCAGACGCGCCTGGCGTTGAACATGGGAATGAATGCAGGTCGTGGCTATATCTTGGATAACATACAGACCAATATTCGTCGACAACTTCCACAGGTTAAAGAACATCAGATCAATCATGATTACGATGTGGTGTTAGTGGGGGGTGGTCCCAGTCTTGCCCATACTAAGGACGAGCTAAAACAATGTGTAGACGAGGGTAAAAAACTTGTTGCCTTAAATGCTACACATGATTGGCTTGTCATAAATGGGTTTAGACCGTCAGCCATGGTAATGGTGGATTCTCGTCCTGAGAATGCTCGGTTTGTACAAAGACCCGTGAAGGGGTGCAAATACTTCATTGCTAGTCAATGTCATCCTGATGTTTTCGAAGCGTTGAAGGACCATGAAGTATATATCTGGCATGCAAGTAATGGTGTTGGGGAAGAACAGATTCTTGAAGATTATTACTTTAAGAATTTTCGTTTTGTAATTGGTGGTTCCACTGTTCTGCTACGAGCAATTTGGTTGTTTAGAATGTTGGGATTCATCAAGATGGATGTCTTTGGGTTTGATTCCTGTTATATGGATGGTAACCACCATGCGTATGAACAACCGGAAAATGACGGTTGTGAGGTTCAAACTCTTACATGTATGGGTAAACAGTTCCAATGTGCGGCGTGGATGGCCAGTCAGTTCGATGACTTTCAACATCTCATTCAAAGATTTGGAGATAAGTTTGAGTTGAATGTTCATGGGAATGGTCTAATTTCACATATGATGCAAGAAGGAGCTAAACTTTTTGAACAGGAAAATGATTCTGCAAAAACTGCAACAGGAGGATAGTAAATATGGCTGCTTCAGCTTGGGTTATCTATAACACGTTTAAACGATACATGGCCGATGGAACTTGTGACCTGGATGGTGATACTTTTCGCATGGGCCTGTACACATCTGCATCGAACGCAGCAACTGCAACTCTTTCTGTTCGTGGTTCATTAACCAACGAAGTTGCGAATGGTAATGGGTACGCTACTGGCGGCAAGACCTTGACAGGTGTGACGTGGTCAACCGGTGCCTCGGCTGGGGAGATGCGATTTGATTGTACTGCCAAGATCTGGTCTGCATCAGGTGGCAACATCGCTAATATTCGCTATGCTGTCATCTACGATGAAACCACAGGTACTTCTGCTGGTGATCGTAAATTAGCGGCTTACGCTGCATTAAGTACTGGTCAGTTTACGGTAACTGATGGCAATACTTTGACAGTAACACCGTCTGCTAACGGTATTTTCGAGTTAAATTAATAACCGTTTAGTAGTTCCGGACT